CGGCGTTTGCAGCGTCAGCGTCTGCGATTCGTTCGCGCCGTCCGACACCGTGACCACCACCGTTCCGCCGTCACCCGCGCTGACAATCGGCACGGGCGCAGTCGGGAGCGGCGTGCCGTCCTGCGTGCTTTTGCCGCAGACACGCAGTCCGACAAAAGGCGCGGCGAAAGAATCCGTCGCAGTAATCGACGCGCCGGACACACTGCCAGATAACACATTCGCGCGCGCTGAAAGCGTGTTGGCGGTATTCGTGACCGCGCGGATAGCGTCGCCAGCAGCTTTCGCGTCCGCCGCGCGGTTCTCCAGCGCCAGCGTCTTGTCCGTCACCAGCGGCGTAGGAATCCCACCGTTTGCGCCTGTGCCGTAAAGCGCCTGAATCACACCAATCGTGCTTGCATCAACCATTAGTTGCCACCTCCCAATTTCACCCACGCGCCCTGCGCGTCCTTCTGCCACATCGAGCCGAACCCGGCGGTGTACGCCAGACTGCCGATGCTTCCGGACTTCCCCGGCTCTGTGCCATTGGAAATGTCGGCGGCGTTATCCAACATCCACTCAACATAGTCCGTGTGGATAGTCTCGCCGTTATTCCTGCGGATTAGATTCCACGCCATTTTGTGCCGCCTCCTTAATTGTGATGATGATACTATCAGATTCAAGCCCGATGTTGCTGCTCGCGTCAACCGCCTGAAATGCAACAATCCGCGTTCCGCTCCCGGTAAATTGAAACTGCTTTGTGAACGTTATCGTTTCCTGATGAACGTCATAGATTCGTTCGGTTACTGTTCCGTCCACAAGGAAACGGATTGATGCCGCGTTCTTCTGCGTCACCGTGAACGTCACGCTTTCGCCGACGGTGATTGTCGTTTTGTCCGCTTCAACGCTGACAATTCGCGGACGCTGCTCTTCAAGCGCTGATACATCATCCTTCCACGCTGCGTATAGCTTGCTATAATTTTGCGCGGCGGTGTTTGAGCGATACGCCGCCATTTGCAGCAGTTCCAGCAGTAACAATTTTTCCTCGTCCGTGATGTACTTCCCCAGAAACTGCTGCGCTGCGGATGTTGCGCTTTCTGCCGCTGCATTCGCGCTTGCCGCTGCGTTTTTGCAGTCTTCCACTTTTGCAAGCACCGTTGTAATGTCGGGAATGACGTTATCCGGGTCGTACACCGTCCCGGTTGCCCCCGCCGCGACGCGTCCCTCAAGCCACAAGATAGCCGTCGTGTCCTCGCCGACCGTCGCCGTGACCATCAGGCGGAAGCGCCCAACAACAGCATAGCAAGCAGCGGAAAGCGTCACGGATGCCACGCCGTCGCTGACTGCGCCTTGCAAAAGAATCGTCGGGTTTTCGTCCGTGCTTGCAACGCTGTCCAGCCTGATAAAGCTGCCGACAATCGTTGCGCCCGAATCCATGCTGTACGGCGCGCCGTCCTTCTCAAACGCGATTTTCAGCGTGTGGGCGTTTGTTTCGCCTTGCACAAGCGCCGCTTTAAGCGGTGTCATCCGCAACCCGGCAGACAGGTTGCAAGTATAATTTAACTCATTCATGCGTCCTCCTTATTCTGCGCCAGCGGAAATAAGACCACTCTTGCCGCCCAGCGCCTCGATGATGCCGCTGACGCTCTTGCCCTCCGTCGACATGGTGACTTGTACCTTTTGCGGCTCAAGCAGCACGTTGTCCGCGTTAAGTGTCAGGATGCGCTCATCGTAGCAGCGCCCGAATTTAGGCATTGCAACCCGGCAGATGCTTCCCAGCCGGAAATGGTCGTAGGGCAATCCCGTTATGGCGGAAAGCTCCACAAGGGAAACGTCGATGGAAATCGGCGGGGTTTTCTTCTTCGCCAGTTCCTTTTTTGCGTTTTCCAACAGCGTCTCCTTGTCCGTGATGCTGTTATCCGAGTACTTGCCGCACACGATGCCCCACTCGTCGATGGTGTCCGCGTCGATGTAGTCCTTGCCATCGTTTACCGTGCCGACGGTGATGCCGTTTTTGCCGTATGCGTACATACGGGTCACAAGGTCATCGCGGTCGGTGCTGACAGTTGCGCTGGTTAGCGCGCCGTTAAAACGCGCTTCACAGGAGACGGTGTTTGGCATATTAACGAGATTGAGCGTCCACGGATGGGTGGAAAAGTCGTACTGCCACATCATTTCTGCGGGCGACAAGTTCTTGACGTTGTTGATTGCTGTCCAGATGTTCGTCCCTGCGTCAAAATCGTATGTGAGGTGTTGCGATAACTCGCACGTTCCAATCTGCCAGCGCGTTTCCGGTTGGTAGGTGAGAAGCTGTGCCAGCACGTCAACCGCGTCAACGGATGCACTGCCGATTTTTAGCTGCTCCGGTAGAAGCCCGTCCATCAGCGTGGAAATAGCGTGGTCAAGGTTGACTTCCTGTGTCGCGTAATTTCTGTATGTCTGCGTGTCCGAGCGCAAGCGGAAGATGCCGACGCTGCCGCCGATGTGGTATAGCTCCACAAACTGCGTTGCGTCCATCCATGTGCCATCTACAAGCGTCATGCTCGCGGTGGAAATGTCGTCGATTGTCAGCGACAAAGACAACGAAGAAGGGCGCAGGCGCTTGATTTCACGCAGATTTTTGTCCAGTAGACGCGGCAAACGGACATTGTTGGTGTATGCTTTGCTTGCGTCTGGGTCGGGGATGATGCCGGAAACATAGTCGATTGTGATGTAGATGTCGCGGACGTCTACGTTAAAAGTCCGCTCCTTTGTATCCATGTAAACTCTATCCCAAAGCTGGAAAGATAGCGTTACAGTAAGCGACGCAGTGCTTGCGCCATCAGGAAGCGTCACCGTTGCAAATCCGGCTTCGTCAACGTGGATGTCGTTCACGTCCTGTTTCCGCTGATTTCCCCAAGAGTCGCGCTTGAAGTCTGCGTGCACTCGTGCGGATGTAATCGCTGCATCAGTCGGGAGCACAACCGGGAACGTGACCTTCGCTCTCCCTATTGTTGGATATCCTTCCTCCATTTTCCAACCATTTGGGTCGTCTTTATCGTAATTGATAACAAGGAAACACTTTGTTTTTGACGTTAGTGTTACTTCCTGCGGTGTGCCGTATGCTTTGTAGTTAATATTTCCGCCCCCTCGCTGTGACCGTCAGCGACAAAAGCCCGTCGCCGCTGAACGACACTTTATTAATTCCGGGCTTTAGCGTGATTTCATCGGCAGACTGTCCGTTTCGGTTGCCCATTGCGGATGCCCCTGCTGCCGTGATTTGCTGGATGCCGTTGTCGTCGTGTGCTATGCGGATTTCCTCGCCCGTTTTCACGCTGATATTCGTCAGCACGATTTTTTCGCTTCCGCAACTGATTGCAACGTTTGTCAGCGGGTCGATTGCCACAAAAACCGCTTCAAGCGGACACGCCACGTCCCCGCGATTGTAAACCGTCAGAATGCCACTTTTGCTTGCTTCAACTGTTTCCATTTTGGAAACAGTTGCTTCTTCCCACCACGGACGCTGATATGCCGTCAGCTTGATTTCCAGCGTGTCCGTCCACTTAAGCGCGGAAACACTCGCTGCCTCGATGCTGTCGATGTATAACCGCTGTTCCGGGCGGTATGACGTGTGCAGGTACTGTCCACCGTTGCCCCAGCGCATGATTTTACTGAGGACAAGCTGCCTGTGGATGGTGTTTGCTTCGTGGATTTCCACGGCGATTGTTACCGTGATGGACTGCCGAAGCTGCCCGGTGAGGTACATTCCCCCGCCCGGGCGTGCTTCGGTTGTCACTGCTTCCTTCGGCGCGTCCTCCGAAATGTCGATGATGATGATGGACGGGTCGAGGTCTTCCAGCGCTTCTTCTCCCATCCACGCGCGGTATCGCGTTACCATTTATCGCGCCACCTCCATCAGATTTCCACGGATGCCCCTGCCGATTATTTTGTTGACGATAGGCGCAACCGCCGTTGCAACGGTTTTGCCGTCCACGCTGAATGTATTATTGATGGTTGTTGGCGGAAGCCCAGAAACAGCGTTCGCAATTTCGCCCGGGTTTGTTACTTGCACAAAAAGAACGCCGTCGCTATTGCTAAAAATGTTGGGTGCGCTATTGTTTCTTAGGCTTTCCTTGTAGTTCTCCATCATTTCTCCAAGCGCATTGAAAATAGACTGCGTTACAAAATCTTCCTGTATCGTTCTACTTTCGATTTCTTTTGCTGCGTCAATGGCGCTTTCGATGGCGGAGAAAAAATTGCCGCCCGTTGTTTTTTCTTGCTGTTCGCTCGAAGGTGCGCCGATGTATGTATTCGGCACAAATTTAGGGTGCGCTGCGTTGGCAATAATCGTGTCCATCATATATAGTGGCGGCATATCTTTTGTTGCTCGATTGTTCCACTGCTCCGCTTCTTCGGCTTCCCGTTGACGCTGGTTTTCCTCCATGCGCTGTTCCAAAATGTCAACGATGTCGTTCATTTCCTGCGTCTTCATTTCAACGAGCCGATTCCACCGCTGCGCGCGGGCTTTGATGTCGTCGGGCATTAGCCCATCTTCAATCATGTCCGCATAGCCGCTTCGCGCTCGTGCCTGTTCGCGGGCGCGGCGTGCTTGCGCTTGCTCTTTTAGCGTCGGGGCTGTTTTTTCGTGCGCAATATCTTCTTCTCGCTGGTCAGCATCTCCGCGAACGAAGAAATCGGATATCCACGGCTTATCTTTCAGTTCGTAATCAATTTGCTTGAACCCCAACTGTTCGAGAAGCGCATTGATGCCCGGAATTTCTGCTTCCAGCGTCTCGCGCATTGTGTTGATGCCAGCCAAAACCGCGCTGTTATTTTCCGCCATGTATGCCGCGATTGCGTCCTTTTGCTCAAACGCTTCGAGCGACTTTTGCACGGTTTCCAGCATCGCCTGATACGTCTCATCGTCCGCCAGCGTATACCGCGTTTTGGTTTCCGCCATCGCGTTTTCTTCGTCGCGGGCGCGCTGGTAGTCTGCATTTAGCTGCTTGATTTCTTCCGGCGTTAGATTCAGCAGACGCGAAAGGTACGCATCGTTATCGCGGGAGTATGTAGTAAGCCCTGACAAGATGCCAACGTCAACGCCAGACGCTTCGGCTTGCTGCAAAGCATCATTGTAGGCATGTAGCGCATCCGCATTCGTTCCGTACCAACTTAGCACATTTTCCTTGCTGTAATCGGTATCGAGGAGCTTCTTCATTTCCTCCTGCGTGTGCGTTACCATGTAGCCCATGCCCGACGCAACGCCCTTGTAGGCTTCCTGCGCCTTTTTCAGCGTGTCCGCACGGTACGTTTCTACGTCTTTCAGCGCGGTCTTTAGGTCTTCGAGGGCTTTCTGTTCGTCCTCGACGGCTTTATCGAAATCGTATTGCTTTTTGGCTTTTTCGTTTGATTCTACAAAGTCATTTTGTGCTGCTGTTGCATCATTATATGCCTTTGTATCTTCTTGTAGTTTTTGAGTTGTTGCTTCTATTTGCTTTTGATTCTCTTGCTGCTGTGCAATGTAGTAGTCACTTGGGTTATTATACGCCTCTTCGGCTTCCATTAGCTGGTTCCATGCGTCTGCTGCTGTACCAGTCAGCTGATAATACCCATATTCGCGCTTTAAGCCTTTTTGTACATTTTGTTGCTGTGTGTATTGCGACGGGTTGCCGGGTGATGATTTTGTAAACTCTTCCCATGTATCTGCAAAAGCAAGATTTGGGACTGTGCTTTTAAAGTATTCGTATGCTCTTTCGAGGGCGGCTTTCCTTTCCGCTTTGATTGTTCCGCTTTCTGCGGAATCAATAATTGATTGCAAATATTGATTATACGCATTCAGTTTCGCAAGTTCTTGCTTGTCTGCATCTACAAGCGCCGCAGCGTCGTTCACCGCGTTCTCGTGTGCAGCGTATTGGGACACTCCGTTTACAGCATCAACGTACTGATTTATTGATTCCGTGTTCCCAATGATTGCGTCCGAAGTCAAATCAACGTATTGCGCCAAACCCGGCATGACGTTAATAAGCTCCTCAATCGCAAGTCTCCACGCATCGGTGGACTTTATAGCCTCTCCGCTTTCGTCCTCCATGTTGCGCATTGCGTTTACGATTGTCATTGACTCTGCGTAGGTTGCTTGTGCATCAAATAGGGCTTGGTTGCGTTCTGTATAGATTTTTTCCGCGTCTTTGTACTGGTATGACTTATCCGACAGCACGTTGTTGAGCAGAGAAATCGCGGGCGTTACAACGCCCAGCAGCCCCTTGCCAAACTCCGTCTTAATGCGGTCGAGGTTCGTTTGAAGCTTGCGCATCTCGTTTGAGAAGCTGTCCCCGGTTCGCGCAAAGTCGCCCTGAGCGTCCTTCGTGGCTTCCAGCAGATACTGATAGCGCAACGTCGCCTGTTCCGCCTGCGACATCTTATCAAACGCCTTGTTCATGCCCTTTTCGAGGGCAAAGGCGTTTAGGTTTGCAACGGACATATTGATGCCCAAAGATTTTACATTTATACCCTCGGTTTCCCGATATTTTGTAGGGGATTAGACTATCTCTTCGCCCTTTCGGGGGGGGCGGCTGGCACTTCGCGTCGTGCTAATCCCGACGCTACAATTAGTCGTTACACCTTCCGTCAGTGACGGCTTGGCACGGTATTGTCGTGCTTGCTATTGGCAAGTTTAGAGTTTTACCGTTAGCGCATTTTCATGCACACCGCTTTTGCTTGCGTTCACCAGCAGTTTCAAAACGGATTCCTCCGTTAAGCCGCTAAAATCAACGGTTCTGTTTCCCCGGAGATGCCGGAGCGGATTTTCTCAAATGCCGTATCGTGGTCGAGGTTGTAGAATGACGCCATATCCGCCGCCAGACCCGCCATATCCATTGACATTTGGAGAACTTGGTCATCGGCAATGCCCATGGATTTCAGCATAGCGCCCAGTGTAGACGAATACTGTTTCGCCTTGGTTTCCGTGATGCCGTAGGCGTTCAGCGCCTCCTGCGCCCACTTGTTGATGGTGGACGCGGAATCTTCAAACGTCACGTCCACAACGTTCTGCGTCTCCACAAGGTCGGACGCAAGTCCGATTGATTCGTCAATCGAACCCGTGATGCCGTCGATAATGCTGTTTATGCCGTTCACTGCCATGTTAGCAAGGAACTGCCCGCTTGCAATATCGCCAATCACATCAAGGCGGCTCAAAAATCCGCTCAGCACACCGCCGCCCGAATCGCCAGAACCGCCGCCGTCTGCGGCTTGCTGCAAAGACTGGATTTGCTGCTGCAAACGCTTGATTTCTTCCGTCGCCTGCGTGGACTGCTGTTGCGCTTGCTGCAATTCTGCTTGAAAACGTCCACCGTCAAACGTCGGATGAATAGCAAGGCTGTTGAGCTCTTGCTGAAACTGCTCCATTTCCTGCCGGATTTTGTTCAGCTCTTGCGTGTATCCGCTTGTATCAATCTTGAAACTTGCGTACAGCTCAAATGCTTCCGCCATCTTCTGCACCTCCCCTCGCCATTAGTCCGTTTATAATATCGTCGCAGATTTCCTCTGCTGTTTTTTGCTTTGTTTCGTTCTTCTCTTCGCCGAAAACGTCGCTGTATGACGGAATTTCCAGATTCGCGCCGCCGAACGACGAAATAGCAAGCACCGTCATCCACGCCATATTAGCCATGTAGCAACGTTTTGCTTCCTCCTGCTTTTCGTGCGCCAGAAGCACACCCAGCGCGTGAACGTTTTGCGGGCGGTATTTGTATAACACAGGGATTACATGATGCACCCCAGACGAAGCGCAAAGGGAAAAAAAGCAAACAGCGAATCGAGTGTGTCCTTGTCCATCATGGCGGCGGTTTCGGTGAAGTCCATTTCTGCGACTTCCTCCGCCGTCTTGCCATGCATCGCGCCGATAATGCCCATTGTTTCCTTGGGATGTTTTGCGTACAGAATCGGCAGCATCTTCATCAGAATGTCGCGCCCGACAACGTCGCCCTTGCTCTTTTCTTCCACGAAGGCTTTCATTTCCTTGCTGTTTACCAGTTTGTCGATATAGGGAATGGCGTTCGCCATCTGCTCAAATGCGGTTGCGGTATTCATGCGTTTTCCTCCTCAAAATTCACGAAAGTGCGGCAGGGCGCGAACCCTGCCGCGTGTTGTTAGGCGGCGGGGTCGAAGAAAATAACCTCGCAAGGTGCATATCCGTCGGTTTCCAGACCGTCCTGATGCGCGGTAAACTCCACCGGAATAGTGCCCTCGCCCTTGTCCGTCCACGTCAGCGTTGCGCCCGCCGTGTTCAGCGCGTTTTTGATGGCAATCAGCACATAGCCCTTCGAGGTGTCGCCCACCCAGACGAGGCTATCAATATAGTCCGCGTCCTTGATGTCGGTGCGAATCTTAATGGTGTGCTTCTTCTCCGTGTCCGTCACGTCGGCAGTGCCGAAAGACCGCTTAAGGTTGTCGGCATTGATTTCAAGTAGGGTAGTCGTCAGCTTGATAGTCCAGCCATCATTGACGCTGCTGCCTTTCCATTCCTCGCGCTTGCCGTCCGCCTCGATGCTGCGCGTGTTAGGCGTGCAGACGAACGTGCCGCCGCCGCGCGTTGCGCCAATCAGCGCAGAGCCGCTTGTCTTTTCGCGCTCCGTTTTCAGCAGCGCGCCCAGCGTCGCCGCGTCCGTGGCGGTGGAATAGTCAAAATTGGCGAGAAACATCCCGGCATTGAGCTGCAAGTTCTCAAAGGTGCTTGCCCGAAGACCAGTCGTCATTTTGTTACCTCCTGTTAGGTGTAGTAAGTCACGATTTCGTAATAAATCCGTCCATAGCAGACGCTTTTGAGCGTTGTGTCCACTTCAAGGCGGAAAAAGTTGCTATTGTTGCGGTACAGGGTGATAAAGCCATCGTCGCAGTAGATTGCCGTCCCCTCCGGCGGAATGGCGCGGCGAACCTCGTCGAGGATTGCTGCGCGCTGCAAGTTTACGTTGCTTCCGTTTTCCGCCTGACAGCACAGTGTGCAAATCATTGTAGACTTTCCGAAGACGTCCCCCTCTTGCACTTGAAACGCAAAGTAGGGAAATGACGCCTCAGCCGGCACTGCGTCCTCAACATACGCGGGAATTGGCTTGCCCTCGTAGGTGAAACTGTTCCAAAACTTGTATAGTTTCCGCTGCAAGTCAATCACGCCGTCACCACCTCCGCGTCAGCCTCCTGGAAGTGCATATCGCTCTGCTCCGGCGTTGTCATATCCCGCGCGTCGGATGTGATGCGGAAGACCTTGCCGTCGGAAATCCGCTTCACGCGGTCGTTCGGAAGCAGTTCCAGCATATCGGAAAACACGATGGTGAAAAGTTCGCGGATGCCGTTCTGGTATGCAATTCGGGCTTCTGTGCTGCTGTTGCGGATGAATCCAGCACGGAACGGCGCGCCGTCTGCCCATGTGACAACGATGCCGCCCATGCCGTCGGATTCCGTGCGCTTATCGACGATGCAAGCGTCATCCAGAAAATCACTCCACGCCATCAGCCCACCTCCGTGTACATGTGCCGATACGGGCGCAGCTTGTCCGCGAATGCCGCTTGCCACGTCACAACGCCGTTGCTGCCAGTCGCCCGCGAATAGCTGTAATGTCCGAACGATTCCGACGTATAAGCCCCCGTCGGGTTTTTCGTCTCGTATTCCGCGCATTGTTTTGCAATCTCGATAAACGGGCGCGGCGGGTACAGAAACCACAACGTGCCGTCGAAAGTTTCCTCCCCGTCCGCGTCCTCCATTGCGCCAGAAACAAGGCTGTGAACGCCGTCGTTCCGCGCGCTGCCGCTGATGTACACATAGGGCGAACCTACATCAGGAACGATTTTACCGCCCGCAATGCGAATCTCCCCCGCGTACTTGCAGCGCTCAAAAAAGTTGTTACACTCGCGCATTACCATTTCCAGCGTCACAGCCATGTTTCCACCTCCATTAGGTCGCCGCCGTCACCGTCGCGCTGCCGGAGCGAATCACGCGGTAGTCGCTGGTGCATTCCGCAACCGTCACCTTCTGCCCGGTAGCAATGGCAAGGTCAGACGTGCCGTCCCAGTTGCTCCAAGTGCGCACATTCTGCCCATAGGTCGCAGACGGCGCGGTCGTGCCGGACTTCACCTTGTACAAATTGGAACTGGATTCCTTTGCGGGGCTGACAGTCAGCTTCGTGTTGCCTTTGCCCGTGCCAGCGGCAGAGGAAACCGTCAACTGACCCGTCGCCGCGTCCGTGATGGTTGCAATCCAGATGCTCTGCGGATTAAAGATAACCGGCATAAACAAGCCGGATGCCCGCGTCCACAGAACAACGGGGTCGTTCTCCACCCACTGCGACACCATCACATAGCGGTGCTGACCGGACTGATTGACGTTAAGCCCAGTGTTCGCGGTGTTGACCGTTTCTTCCGGGGTCTGTCCCCACAAGCCCGCGCCGATACGCGTCATGGCGCTGCCAGTGCCGAGGAACGTCATCTTGTTCTGCGGGAAATAGCGCTTCGTGGTGCGAATCGGTCGCCCGTCCGCGCCGATGCCGCCATCAATGGCGTACTGCAAATCGTTAGTGATAACGCGGTTGATGCCGTACTCCGTGGAAAGGAACGTATCCAGCGCGGCGTTGCTTACATACGCGCCCTCGCTCAACGTGCCGTTGATGCGCTTCTGGATTGCACGGTTTGCACGCATCTGATTCCGCACTTTGCGACTTGTAACGATGGTGTCAACCGTTGTTCCCGCTTCCTGCGCGGTGTCAGACACAAACTGAATCTGCGCCGGGATGTCCGCGTCCTCGCTGAAATCGAACGTGAATTCCGTCTGCTCCGGCTTCACGCCATAGTCGATGGTCAGGTCGAGGTCGTTCTCCTTGATGGTCATTTTGCCAGTCGCCAGAACCTCGTTCTTGGCAACCTTGGTGCGCGTCACAACTTGGTCGGCAAGCATGATGCCGTCACGGATAACGTAGTCGTACATTGCGTCATTCTGCACGCCGGAACGCAGCAGCGCACGCATACGCTCGGACTGGTTAATCTTTACTTTAATCAGTCCCTTTTCGATGCTGTGCGTATCGACGGGAATACGGGTGGCGATGTTCGTCCGGCTGTCGAAGCTGTGGAAGTCAGCCATCACGGGAAGCTGGTACTGGTTGGCAATCTCCTGCCACTTAGCCACGAGATTTTCACTGTATTCGTCGGGGAACAGCGCATCAACCGGGTCGTTCGGGCGGCTGACGTTAAAGCCAACGTCAAGCCACTCCTCCTTGGGGATAAGACCGAAAATGTTATTCTCAAAAGATGGAATCTGCATAGTATTCTCCTTTCGTCAGTACGGACGCACCGTCGCGGCTTCGGCGGCGATGAAGTAGAAGCCCTTTGCCGTCAGCGCGCTCTTGGCGGTGCTGTTGATTGCGGCGGGGAGACGGCTCTCGTAAACCGTGCCGCGCGTTACGACGCTGCCGGGCATATCGCCGCTGGTAACGTCCACGTCCTCGTACACGATGCCGACGGCAGTGCCGTCGTTCGCGGGGTAAACAGTCCCCATCTTGACGTACTTCGCGCCGTTTTCGGCGGTGGTAGCGCCCGACTGCTTAATCTGCTTGGTTTCGCGGATTGCGTCTTCCGCGTTCTCAAGAAAATAACCGGGCTGGTAAACAGTCCCGGTCGCCTTGCTGGTAAAGCTCATTTATTCGCTCCTTCCGGCGCAACTGCGCCATACATATCTTGCGCGTACTTCGCCGCCAGTGCTGCGGCGCGTCCGCTGCCGTGCGTGGCATTGCCGCCGCTCGGCGGGGTTGTGGGTGGTGTACCCTGCTGCTGTTGCGTGGAGAAAAGGTCGCCGTACTCGCCCTTGAGCGCGTCAATTAGCTTGTCGCCATCCTTGATTGCGCCCTTGTCGTCGAGTTCGATTCCGTCCAGTCCGCGCTTTGCCATCACAAGGTCGGCAAGTTTCTCCTGCATCCCCTTGCTGGTCAGCAGCTTTCGCGCGGCGGTTGTCAGCGTCGCGGTTTTCTTTTCCGTTTCCACCTGCTGCTTGTAGGCGTCGAACGCCTCCTGAATCTTCTGCGCGTCGCCGCCGCTCTTCTTCGCTTCGGCAAGCTGCTGCTTGAGCGTGTCGCGTTCCGTGGTCAGCGCTGCAATCTGCTTCGCCTGTTCCGCGTATTTGTCGCGCTCTGCCTTGATGTCGTTGATTGCGTCGCTGTGGGCTTCCACAATCGCGTCAATCGCTTCATCAGGCACATTCAGGGCTTTCAGGTTCTTTCGGGTGAGGATGTTCATGATTCAATCTCCTTTGCTTCGGGGCGCGGTGCTTTGCGCCTTTGATTGTTTGCGGGTAGGCGGTGCTTTGCCTTTCCGCTTATATGCAAACAGCGCACGGCGGTGCTTTGCCATGCGCTGATGTTGCTGTTATTAGTCCATGTTTTGTTTGATTACATCCGCCATGATGTCCACAAGGCGTTCCGCGTTTGCGGAATCTGCGAACGTGTCCGTCATGAACGGTCTGCCTGGTGTGTACCCTCCCGGCATGACGCGAAACTCGCCTTTGTCGCCCAGCTTGGGAAAGAAAACGGCGTGTCCCGCGTGCCCATCGTGTACATAATGCGCGTACTCGACGTTTGTGCCGATGGTTACTTCGTTGTTGTCGGGGTCGATGTCGGCGGTGATGCTTCTCGCCAGATTGCCAGTGTCGTAGACCTTATGCTCATAGCCTGTCACCATCTTCTCGCGCACCATGCCGACGGATTCTTGTGCAACCGCCAAAAGCCCGACAAACATTGCCTGTTCCAGCTTTTGATTGATTTCCGGCGTGTGGTCTACAAAGCCGCTCATTCCTTTCCCTTCTTTCGGATGTTTCCATCTGCGTCTACATACTCGGTGGACAGGATGACTTTCGGCATAATCATGCAGTAGCAATTGATTGTTTCCGCTGCGCTTCCGTTCGGGTCGCCAGGAAAGCGGATGTTGCTGTTCGGGAAGCACTCGCCCTGCTTCGCCATCTTGCCGTGCCGTGCCATATGCGCCTCACGGCTATTCTGGAAGCGGCAAAACCATTTATTGTAGACCGTCACGCCTTGGTCTGCTGCTTCCTGCGATGCGGCATAACTCGCTTGGCTCTGTGAACGCGTCCGTTCCGTCTGCGCTACTCTCCGCGCTTGCCACTCGCTCTGTCCTGTGATGTCGCTGATGCGGTTCATCAGTTTCTTCCTGTCCTCGCCCAGCGTGGACGAAAGCGCCAGCGCGTTTTGCAGCTTGTGGCGAATTTCGGTGTTCTGCCCCAGATTCTTGTACGCCAGCTTTGTGAACGCTGTCTCGTTCGCGGCGAAAATCGCCTTGATTTCTCGTTTGTTTGGCTGCGCGAATGACACCTTGATACCCGCGCGGTCTGCTTGCGCCTCAATGACGGTTTGCGCCTCTCCCAAGCTGTCGGCGTACACGTCGCCCATCGTGTTCCGGATGTCGTCGGTTGCCCGTTTCCCTGCCTTGCAGATTTCCTCCATGATGACTTCTTCCACGCGATATTGGCGGATGAGTTCGCGGACAAAACCCGCTTTCCACCGCTCTACCTTTTCCGGCGTGTCGTAGTACGCGGGCGGCTTTATCTTGCCATCGTCCACTTGTTGCTTTTTCCGCAAGAAGTCTTTCAGGCGCTCCGTGGCGATATCAAGCGCCTCTTGGTACATCGCCTTTATGCGCATTTGCAGTGCGGCTTCGCGCAAGTCGTTGCGCTCCACGTCCGTCACGGCTTGCCCGTCTCCCCAACATCAAAAAATGCAATCAGGACGCGCAAGATAAGTCGAACCGCCACCAGCCACCAGCCGATGCACAAAAGCCAGTCCGGAACGATGACGTTATTTGCCGCCAGCACTTGAAGAATCACCATCAGATACAGCATCTTCTTCCTCCTCGTCTGTCTTCTGCATCGCCTGTTGCGCCATGCGGATGCCAAGGAGCGATTCTTCCTCCCCACGCTTCATGATGTCGTCGATTTCCTCCGACAGAATCATCGGGTTCAGCTTCAATCGCGTCTCCTTGTCCAAATCGCCCTGCGCGGTGTAGATGTTCTGGATAATTTCGCTCTCGTTGGCAATCGTCTGACGCTTGAAGCGGATTGTTTCGGTCTCGATGCCCAGAATCCGCAGAAGTTTCTGCACGAAATCAAAGCACTGCCATTCGTAGGCGTTCGCCTTCAAGTCCAGATTCGCCATGCTCGCCCGGATTGCAACATTCGTCAGGCTTCCGCCCGTCAGCTCCGACACATCCAGCGCCATATAATCGCGGTATAGCTGCCGTTCCAGCAGTTCCAGTGCGGTTTGGCGCGCGGCATACGGGACTTCAAACGTTTCCGGCGTTACTGTGCTGGATGACGTGCCGTCGGAAATGTTTGCGATTGCTTTCAGGCGGTGAATCTGTTCCAGCATCAGCGCAACCTCGTCGAAGTTGCCACCGAAATTATTCAGCACCCAGTAAACATCGTTCGCCTTTTCCAGATTGTTTCCAAAGTCGGAAAGAACGATGTCGTACAAGTCGATTTTGGAACGGATTGCAAGCGTCAGCTCCGTCTGCTTTTTGTCGTTCGCGTACAGCGGCACAATCGGCAATGCGCTGTAATTCTCCTCGGACACAAGGCGCTCGCCTGTGATGTCCCTCGCGTATGTCCGCTTGTAGGCGCGTTTCTCCTGCGCAACCTCCAAATCAGAGGCGTTCTCGCGCGTTTTGTAAACCGTCACGCCGTCCGGCTCGAATACACGCGCCATCAGCGGCTTGTCGTCGCCAATCTGCCAGAACTGCACCCCAACCATCGGTTCGCCCGTCAGCTCGTCCAGCAGCGCCACAAATCCGCTGTTTTTATCCGTGTACGCTCGCAGTATCTCAACGTGGTCGAGATTCCAGTATCCCCAACACACACCATGCACCAGCGCATACAGTCCGATTTTCGCAAGCGTCGTGTCGAACCCGATGCCTAACTTGCCCTTCATCGCGTCGTTTTCCAGCTCCACGCCGTTGCCCAGCAGATAATTAGCCTGCTGCATTGTAAAGCGGCGGAAAAAGTCGCTGTATATACGCTGTCCGGGGACTGCTTCCGTCGCCGTCCCCTTCTTCTTGACTGTTTTCCCGTCGGCGGTTTTTTGCTCCGATTCTGATGTGGTAGCTCGCAGCACGACTTTCGCGGAAACGGTATCGTTCCGTGCTTCGTAGTAGCGTTGCGCGATTCCTGCCTTGTCAAAGTCCTCGCTGTGTTTATATGCCCCGATAACCGCCAGCGTTGCCTTTGCTTTGTCCGGCTCGTTTTGCCAATCCTGCCATGTGATTTTTGTAAACATCTGTATCACCCCCCAACATATAAACTCGCGCCGCTCCTGTCGAGAATCCGGCAGCAGCACGCGGCACTGTCCGGCGCGTCGTCGTGCTCCGCGTCCTCGGTGTAGTCCATAATCTGCGCGATATAATCCCTGTCTGTGCCTTCCAAAAACACGATATTTCCCCACCATTTTTTGAGGTATGTGCTGATTTTTAGGTACTTGTTCATTTTCTCCGGGTATGCGCGTACTGCCATATTGCGGCGGCGCAATTCCCGCGCCAAATAACCCTTGTCGCCGTTTGTCTCACAGTAAATCGGGGCGCACATTAGGCGCTCCGTCTCCGATTGCAGTGCGTCCATCAGCGTGTCAACGTGCTTGCGCCACAAGCGCCCGTACAAGTACAGCGTGTCGCCGTCCCTCTTGGCGCACGTCAGCGCGGTGTAGTCCTCGCCGCCATAGGCAGCATCAACGTGCGCGATGCCGTCCCGCAGCTTTTCCGCTTCCGGCGTGAACGTCGGCGGCGTGTCGAACAGCGCATTTTCGGCGGCAATGTGGCGCAACTCGTAGTTCGCGGCAAACAGAGACGGCGACATTGATTTCCGCAGTTCTTCCAGCTTCTCCGGCACAATCAACCCGGTCGTGTAGCAGTCGTGCTTCTCCGGCGGCGCAACCAGCGTGAACGCGTCCTCGATGTGCCACGGTGTGCCGATGAAGACGATTCGCCCGTCGCGGGTGACGATGTTTCGCAGCTCCTGTATAACGCCCTTGGTGCGCTCTCGTTCTGCCCGGCTGATGCGGTCGTTGAGGTTTACCACGTCGTCGCAAACAATCAAATCAGCGTGCTTGCCCGTCATGGAAGAACCGCAGCCGATGCCGATTAGCTGGTCAGCGCCACGCGGCGAATCGTACACGCTCACCGTCATACAGTTTCCGCCTGATTTCAGCAGTTGAACATCCTGCTGCATGAGGATTTGCGCCATGTAGCAAAAAGCTTCGTTCGCGAATACCTTTTTCGCTTGCGCAATGCTCTCCACAACGTCGCTGTCGGTCTTGCGCATGAAAATCGCGTTTTTGCCGTGATTTAGAACGCACCACATTGCAAGCGCAACGGAAAGGCAGGAAGATTTGTAGGATAAGCGGTGCGCTTGAAGCGTGTAATCCTCTGCTCCGAAGATGATGTGCTGCATCCAGCGTCCGTGAAGGTCGTCTGTTAAGTCACGGAATCCGCACATTCTTCCGACGGCGGCGGGATGGTATCGCCAGATGTTCCACACTTCATCCCGCGTCAGCGTCGTCATTTTACTTCTCCCCGCGTCTCTTTCAGCAGCTTGTCAATGTCGGCTTTCGCGTCCTCGGACAACTGCGGCGTTTTGACGGTCACGGTGTCGCCGGGGTCTTCCCCGATGAGTTTTGCGAAAAACTGCATAGCGGCAAGGTTACCATCGGCAGCCATTTTTGCAAGGCGCATGATGTACGCTTCCTTGAATGTTATTCCGTTTTTCATCGGCTTATCTGCAAAGTCAATCGCAAATTCACGCAATGTCTTGTTGCCGTTCCGAACTGCGACGGACTTTTTGTTTTCGTCTCGCGCGTTCAGCGTATTTCCCTCGCCAGTCCCGAAGCGCTTTCCCTTTTTGAGATTCGCAAGGCTGTTAGGATGTTTCCCGTGCGGATACTGTTTTGTTTCCTGTTCCGTTGGCATTTACTCACCGCCTGATTACCTGATTTTACTATTTAATTCTAACGTCTGCATCGCAGAGAGTGCAGGCTGCTTCTTGAACACTTCTCCAAGATTTTCAAGCGTCGTTTGCCTGTATGCAACACCGTTGACGAAATGCTCGGCGCTTCGTTGCATCATTCTTATTGCAGCCTTTTTGGCATCTGCCTCTTGCTTTTCAGATACACCCTTCGGCGTGTTGACATTGATGCCGATATGAGCTGTTTCCGACCTCCCTGTTTTTCTACCCAGCGTAAAACCTTCCTTACTGCTTCCAAGATACGGAGTCTCTTCTCTCCAGGTCAAAATACGAAGTGGTACAACCACGTCATATTGTTTTTTAGCCAGATTTGATGTTGTAAACACTTCCAAGTCTTTCACAAACCCGTCATTGTTGGCGAATGTCCGGATTTTTTCGATGCGTGAGCCGTTATTTGGGTTGTAGTATTCGACGGTTGCGACTTTACCACCGGAAACATATGTGGAAGAAGTGTTTTTCGCCGAAAGGCTGCCGCCTCTCCCCCCCCACGCTTGCAACCTAAACTGAAACATTTTTTCTCCTCCTGACAACGCTGTCGTAGAATGGCGCGATTTCTACGATATTACCCGTGCATTCTTTCGGCTTTTTCCCGTAAAGCAGAATTATAGTTGGTGATAGTCGCTCCAGCATCGTGTTGTACCCATCCAAAAATGCTTTTGCGCTTTCTGGATTTTTTTGCGTTCCGACGGATGAAACGATTACCGGTGCGTTCGTCGGCTCTCCGTCAAAACACCAACTGAACGTCTTTTTGCTTCCCCAGCAGATTGTAGGGATTACCTTGATGCCGTATGATTGCCAATAAGCCGCAAGCCAGTGCTTCATGTAGTGGCAATATATGTTCAGCGCTTCGGGCGTGTCCTGATAGATGGAGAAGTCCGGCGATGCGACGCACCCGGCAAGCTCCAAAATCGCAAGATACCTGTCTGGTTGCGCCCATAGACGCTTCATGCGGTAGTCGTCCACGAACATATGTATGCCCTGCGTCGCCTTAAAAGGCTTGGACAGGTCGTTGAATGGAATCCACTCCATCACGTCTGGTTCACTTGTTGGCGCGATAACCGGGATGTCATACGCTCCTGCACATTCGGATGGAGAAGGGAACCACTTGGAAAGATTCTCGTAAAGACGCGAGAACTCCATGCATTATCGCCTCCCTGATTGCTTAAGCCCTCGTGCTGCGCTTTTCGTTCGTGATTTCGCCCGTTACGCGGTTGAGTTTGAACCGCGAACTGTATTTTCTGCGTCTGCCCTTTGCGGACGATGAGCCTTTCAGCGTTAATTTTCGCCCTTTGCCCGAACCGCTTGCCATGCTTTATTCCCCCTTACGATTTTGGGTTTCGTGTAGTCGATTGTTTTATACTTGTCAATAAGACTGTCGAACGCTTCCTTGTAGAAGTTGAACAGCTCCGCGTTCTCCTCGAAGTCGAACTGCTCCAGACACGATGCGCTTCGCAAATTCGCGCTTCCCGTCAGAACATAATGATTCCCCTTGTGCGTTTCCATTAGCAGGATTTTCATGTGCGTGTTGGTGAACGCCACTTGCAGCTTATTGTCGATGTCCAGCTCCTCATACAAGTACGGAATTAAATCCGTTTTGTAGTGGCTGTAGAAGTAGCCGGACAGCATCAGATTGATTTTCTCCACGTTGCGGAAAAGCAGCAGATTTTTGAAGCTGTCCACGTTGTTCTCGGACAGTGACAACGTGGAACAGTAGATTGTTTTGAGGTCGATGCCGCGATACATCACAAGGGCTTCCGGCAAGTCGCCAAAAATGAAATTGCCCGGAACGATGCAGGTAGTCCGTGCGTTGCGTTCCAGACAAATTTTTGCGGCAAGGTCGCGTGCATACTGGAAATCTGCCTTGTTGTAGATTGCCGACTTTGCCATCTTGGGCTTTATGATGCGCGTCTGCTCATCCTCGTCTACGATGGAGAAGTCAGCGACAGAGAAGTCTATATCGTCGTCAAGTTCGATTGTGTCGGGGAAGTTGATTTCCGGGATGTCGAGGTCACCGTCAGGCTCTTTCTTCATGGGCGGATACCTCGATTATTGTGTAGATTCACTTGTTTCTGCGTCGTCGTTTCCTGAAAAGTCAAAATCGTATTCTCCTTTTTTGATTTTACGAGGGTCGCCCTTTACGAAAACAAGAACGTTTTGATGGACACGCACGACTTTGCGCATATCGCGGAATTGTTTTTCGACGCGAACCGCAGCCCCGCAAGTCGTGTCCAGTTTTACCATATCGTTATATAGTTTTACGTTGCAGTCTGCAAATGCCTTGATTGTTTCAGAAGTGAATCCGCGATACATTCCCTTTCTGTCGCGTATGTCGGATACAACTACGGCGCAAAACGCGTTTTCCGAAAGAAGCGCTGCCGTCTTTTCGATTATGTCTCTATACGCAGCGATGAAATCCTCGTACTTCATCGTTGATAGGTCTTTCGGATTGTCGCTGTACTTTTCTAAGTCTCCATACGGCGGACACATCAAAAAAAATCAAACGGTGCTTCTTTTTCGAGCATCGCGTCAATATTCGCGCTGTCGCCGCAATGCCACTTCGGCGCTTGTGCGTAATCTGCACGGATTTTTTGTAGAGACGATTCATTTTCTGCAATCTGCTCCGGGCGAATATCTACTCCGTGATACTCGTTGCCGAGGATTGCGGAAATTACGCCGCGAACGTTTCCGCCAGCAAACGGGTCAACGATTTTCCCATTGTGGGGGCAGAACCATTTTACTAAAACCTCGCAGAGAACCGGGTCAAACTCACTTGTCCCGCTGTATTTATGCCCTTGCGCCTTTGCAAGAGAACCGAGACTGCCAATTAGCGAATCAGGTCTTCCTTCCCTGCTGTCGCCAATAACGGAATGCCATTGATTTTTCCGTTTCTGCCATTCTCCACTCCTGCCATCAAGGACAGAAAATGGCGCGAATGTATATTTGTCAGCTAATGATATGCTGTTTTCGTTTGCTTGCCAGATTTCTTCTTCAGGAAGGGGGTCTCCGAATCCGAACTCGCTCATGTCAATATCAACGATTTCCGCCAGTTCTTGGTCGAGCGCCGTAAAGTCCCAGCCGCTGTCCATGTTGGTTTTGTTGTGCGCCAGTGTGTACGCCTTGCGCTCTTCCTTCGTCAGGTGGTCAAGGCGGATGCACGGCACTGTTGGGATGCCGAGTTGCTTGCACGCCTCCAGCCGACCGTGACCCTCGACAATCAGGTTTTCCTTGCCCCAGATGCCGATGGGGTCGTCCATGCCGAACCGCTTGATGCTTGCCTTGATTTCGTCGATTTGCTCCTGCGGATGCCGCTTTGCGTTTCTCGCGTATGGTTTCACGCGGTCAATCGGCAGCATACAATCCGTTTCGACGATTTTGATGCCGTTCCAGTCAATCAACTGGTTTCCCCTCCTCTTCGTCCGTCGCGTCCCCACCAACGCAACAAAGCGCATCGCGCATAAATCCCGCCGCTGAAGAGGCAAGAGCAGCACTTCCATAGTCGCCTCTTCCAACAAAAAAGACGCTTGCATTACTGCTCGCGCCTTTCTTGCTGCTTTTACATTTTACATTATAGCACGGGAATTACTCTCATAACTCTCATTTTTTTATTCCTATATGTTTTTTGCCCTTTGCCATTGCCAGCAATGCCGCCTGATTGCTCCGGCGGCTCTCAGGCGGCATTTTGTTGCGATTAGGCGGGATTGTGTGAACAAGTCTTACTTTATCGCTTTGACTTTGATGTATTCCCACTCGGTCTGCATCTTAAAGCAAACCGTCGCCGGGTCATCAAACACTGCTTTCGAGATGCGCTTGTACTTGCCAGTATAATAATCACGGACGTAAATCCAATTTCGGGTGGGATAGTCACCGATGCGGTTGAGGGTTTCCAGCGCCTTGGTGCTCAGCTTGATGGTCTTCATAATCATTACCTCTTTCTGTCGGGGGCTTTATTTTTTGTACCGCCCTCCTGACACTATTATTATAGCATATACTGCCGTATATGTCAAGGGGTAAATCACATTTTTTCTGCGATTTTTGCAAACTTTTTTCGCAACGAAAAAGGCGCACCCCCATTGGATGCGCCCATTCTATTATTGTTTTTTGTTTGCAATTATCTCACGCCCGACATAGGCGTTTACGGAATCAACGATTAGCTGCGCCACCGAAAGACCACGGCGCTTTGCTTCTTCTTCCAGCGCCTCTTTGCTCCCAGCGCGAACGTCGAAGCGCACCGTCTTGATTCCTTCTTTTTCGCGATACTTCCGCATCGCTCGGACTGACACGTCGCCTTGGTAATACTCTTTACGCATTTTGTATCCTCTTCTTATTGGACGTAGTATTCGCTGTCCCTGTCACAGGTTGCGGACAAATCGCGTTCTGCGAAGGCTTCCGCGTAGGTGGAGAAGGTTGCAACGACTTCGCCCTCTTCATCCCAATCCGCGTCATTGTCGCGGCGGTACACGTTGATTTCAACTGGCGCGTCCGACGAACCAACACATTCGATTTCCGGCATGGTGTCATCTTCATCTTCCGGCGCATTGACTTGATATTCGCCGTAAAAGAATCCATGCTTATATGCGATTCCTCCGTGCCCGTAGAAGCCTGATGTTTTTCCGGCAAAAAGTTTTTCTGCCTTTTCCTTGTCCTCCGTAACCAGCAGAGGATGCCCACTTTCTTCTGCACGGTCGTAGCCGTCGAATTTGTCGAGGCGAAGTAAGTCTTCATGAGAACCGCGAAAACATGACTGCGCCTCGATGTCGTACTCCGACACGATGTACAGTATCATACCGACTTTTTTTACTCGCTTAACATAGGCGATAATAGCGGCAATGTAGTCCGGCGACCATTTTCCCGGCATGTATCGCGCGATTTCTTCCTCGGAAACTTCGTTTGGCTCGCGCCTCTTCGGCGGCTGGATGAGGTCTCGGACTGTCGCGAGATAAGAATTGATGTTTGGATAACCAGCGCGATAGAGACGCGCAGGAAGGTTGAACGTGATTTCTTCGCCGTCGCTGCGCCGAATGGTGAACTTCGTCCGTGTGCAGGTCTGCACGGTCAATTCGCCATCAATGCCGTGCTTGTTTAGGTAATTTATGACGGTTGTTTCATTTTCCGTCAGTGCTTTTCGCGCCTTTTGGGTATCAATCATATGCTTTACTCCTCCCATTTCTTTTACTTAACGCCAGTAAACTTGAAAATTTATGCGGTCTTTCTTTGCCATATTCTCCTGTTCTTTTGCAGTTTTTACCCATGTTTCAAAGTCAAGATTTTCTTTTTCTACCGGATAGTCCTCGAACTCACCCCATTCTTTCGGGGTAAAATACTGCTTATCCAGCATGATATACATTCCGTACCAGTTATCGTTGACCGCCCATGACTTCAAAAACTGAACATGATTTTGGTCGAGAATCAATCCGTAACCGTACTTTGTCTTGAACACCTGTCCCCTATCGACACGGACAATGATTTTCGTCCCGTCCTCGTTTATATGGCTCATCGAGAAGTAGTTATTAGAAATGCGATGGATGCCCAAGTCGCCAAACATATTATTCAAAAAGCCCATAATCGTTACCTCTTTCTGTCTGGGTGCTTTATTTTGTACCGCCCCCTTGACACTAATTATTATAACATATACTGTCGTATATGTCAAGGGGTAAATCACATTTTTTTGAGATTTTTTGCAAAGAAAATCGCGCACCTTTCGATGCGCGACCGCCTTATTCCGCGCTCTGGATTTTCCGCTCCGCGTTTCCAATCACGCGGAAGACGTGCTGCTCGGAATACGCCAGATTATAGCTGATTTCCCGGACACTCCGACCCTCAAGATACCGCATTCTCATGCACTGCACTTCCAGCGGACTTTCCAGCGCATCAACCAGCGGCGCAAGCTCTTCGCGCATCCTGCACAACTCGTCCCAGATTGCTTTCTTGCGCTCCAGCGCCTCGACGCGATACAGCAGCCCTTCCTCCGTGCTATTCATGCTCCCGCCCCCTCGCGGCGCGTCGCTGATTGTCCGCGTCAGCTTCTGCGCCCGGATTCGCGCCTGTTCTGCTCGCAAGCAAGCCATAGGATACCGCCTGATGAGATACCGCATCCGCTTTAAGTCAACCATTTTCCCCTCCCGCAACCGCCCCACGATTATTTTACCCCTTCAAACGCCTTTACAATCGCTGTATACAGCGCCGGACGAATCTGACCGCTCATTAGCTCCGTGTACAGCATATCTTGTACCTTCTCGATTGCCCCGTTTGCCTCCTTCTCGCCGTTTAGCCGCCTGATTGCGTCCTGCGTCGCCCTGACTTTGTAGGCATCGTGGCGGCTTTCGCATCCGCGCGAAACGTTCCCCGCAAGCCGCTTGACGTTCTTTTCCAGCTCTTTCTCAAGCCAAAAGGAGTAACGGATTTCGTCGGTGTCCAGCATTGTCTCACTCTCCGTCCATATATCGCATAATCGCATCAATCGCTTCTTGGCATCCCTTTGCCACAACGCAGCGGTAGCCCTCGGCAGTCAGCATCTTCATGCGCACCTTCTGCGATGACGATACCGTCCCGCCCTTGCGCCGCTTCATCTCGATGAAAAGCCCGTGTTCGCGCCCGTTGGAGACAGGCAGGAAGATGTCCGGCACTCCTGCACGCGTCCCGGTTCGCTTCATTCTTGCGGCGGTTGCTTTGGCGCGATAACCGCCGTTCGGGATGGCGAACATCCCTTTCAGCCACGGCTTCGTTGCGCTTTGAGCATCTGCCCAGCGGAAAAGGGCTTCCTGCTCTTCATCTTCCGTTGGGGTTACATCGGCATAAATAGAACGCCATGTAGTCCGCACTTTGGATTTGTACATTTTACCCATGCGCCTCCCTGAACATCAATCGTAGTGTAGCGTTTCATCACAGCGTTGCAAACCGGGCAGATTGTCAGCGCGTTCAGCCATTCTTGCCTTTCGACCATGCTGCACCTCCTCTCTGCGCCTTCATGCACATTGCCGCAACCTGCACAGCTTCGCAAGCCAGCAGTGTAGCTGCCGCTGCTGTTTTGCTCGCGCACATCGTGAATGCTTTCTCGTCGTCTCGGCGGTTCGCAAGCCAGACGTCGTTTGCCTTTCGGATGACACGCTGCATCTCTTCTTTCGCTTCTTCGACTTCTTCCCAAATCACGGAGAACGCCTCCGGCATGGAGTTGAACGTTTCTCCATGCTCTTTTTGCGCTCGGAGAAGCTCGGAGAACACAACCGTTACAATTTCATCTTGCAATTCTTTCACAACCACCATCACTCCTTATTTACAAATGCGCAAGCCACGCACACCGTAGCCGCCAGCAGACACAAAAGACCGATAACCGTCATTGTCATCCCCCTAACCACGCCGCAAGCGCATCCGCTCCGGCGTACACCAAAATCGAAATGATACAGTTGACGAGCGCCAGCAGAATGTAAATGTACCACGGGCGCGTTTCCTTCGCCAGCAGGAAGCCCGTCACTCCCAAACCAATCATCGTGCCGAAAAGCACCGCCTCGGGCAGCGTCACAGTTTTCATCAGATTTCCTTCCTTACGTCTCAATCTGCGCCTTTGCCAACTCAATTGCCAGCAAGTACGTCTTTTCGTGCTTTGTCCCTGCGTGGACTGCCTTGACTTTTGCGGCAAAGTCGTCAATTGAGCCGTTGAAGCATCCGCAGGAAACGTATATTTTCCCATCTGCGCCACGGTAAAAAGTGGTTGTGTCGTCACGGCTGCCGATTGTACCGATTGTAATGCAGTCAGACGACTTCATCACACGCGCATTTCCACTCACGCACGCCTTGCCTGTCACGCACGCCGTGCCCATAACCCACGCTTTTCCCGTCACACGCGCCTTTCCCGACACACGCGCCTCGCCCATCACACGCGCCGAATCCGTCACCAACGCCGCACCCATCACATGCGCCGAATCCGTCACCAACGCCGCACCCATCACCAACGCCGCACCCATCACCAACGCCTCGCCCGTCACCAACGCCTTTCCCGCCACCAGCGTCGAATCCGTCACATATGCCCTTCCCATCACCCATGCCTCGCCAGTTACCCACGCTGCGCTGTCGTGTGAAAGATTTTCCTCTGTTTCGAGCCAGCCGCCCAAGTCGCCAGCCTTCACGTTTTGTTCCGGGATGTCGCGCACTGCCCGGATGCGGTGCAGTATCTTTCCGCCGATGTTTTTTACTTCGCCAGTAAACTCATACTTCATTTTTGGTTTTCCTCCCACGGTATATTCGCCATTTCTTCCGGCGTCGGCTTCCGCAGCCAGCAGCGCCACGTCTCGCCGTAGGTGTAATCGGCGTACCATGTGCGTCCGCCGTCGAAATACATGCGGTGGCTTTTACTTTCCCAGTACGTTACCATTCGCGCATGTACGCACGGCTCGTCGCCTCCGTTGTTATCTTCCAGCCATACGAGCGTTCCTGCGCCTACCGCAAGCTCTGTAAGGGACAGCACACGGTTTTTGCACTCATTCATCCTCTTCGTCCTCCTTTGGCGCGTCCGGGTATGGCATCCAGTGCGTGATGCTCACAGGCTTGTAGTCGTATGTTTCGTCCAAAAACTCCTTTGTGTCTGGACAAAAACACAACGATGGATAGTTCCACCCACTTTCTATATCAAATCCGATGACGTGCGTTCTATTTAGCGGCAGCACCTTATCCACGGACACCCATCCCGGCGCTCGTCGATTCCACTTTTGCACAACATCCGAATACTTCTTCCCTCCGACGGCACTCATTTGGCAATGCAGACATAAGCAAATCCATTCTCCAGCGAAATACGGCATCCCCATCAAAATCATCATATTTGGAGCTTGGTATACATCAGGACTTCTTCCACAGAACGGGCACGGTTTCAGCTTATAATCCTGCATTCTTCTTTCTCCTTTCGTCGTTATTCCACGCTCTCGCGGCTGCGGCTCTTGTTTTTCCAAGCTCACCGATATAACCACAGTCCAAGCATCTTACCTCAAAACCGTTACCGCCGAAAAATTTAGTCCACATTTCCACGTACTTGCTTCCGCAATTCGGGCAAGGCTTTGGTTTTACTCGCATTACGCCCATCCCCCCTTAAACTTTTTGATGAAGTACACTTGCCCTTTTCCCGTCACTTTCGGCGTTCGCCGCAGTATAACGCTGCCGTCCGACGTTGTGATAGCCGTTTCCTTTATCTCGAAAAGTCCCATATCCATAGCTCTTTGCGTCGGGCAGTTGTGAAGCTCTCCTTTGCTGCACAAATATCCGTTCACGCGCAGGAGTTTGAACAGCTTCTTTTCGCCGATTTCAACGCCATTCTGCCGCAGCAGCTTCGCCATCTCGTTCACAAGGATGCTTGTTTTGCTTGCGCTCACAGCATCCGCGAACAGCGCCTTTGGCTGCATCTCCGTGATTTGCTTGTCGCGCTGCTCAATCTGTCGCTGGGCAACAATCAGGGCTTTCGCCATCAGGTCAGCGTCGCTCATGTCTTCCTGCCCTGCGATGTAGCCGCCGCTCTTTCGGATTGATGGGATGACATCGTGCGTAATCCAGCGCTTGAACTCTTTCGCCTCCGGCTTGCGACTGCTGAGGACGAGTGCGTACAGCCCGGGTTCGCTGACGACGGTCACATTTGGATTGCCGCGATTTCCGTCGGTTAAAACGACGGTATTCTTTTCGTCGTCGTCCAGACGTGCCACTGCATCCCGTGCGTTCTTGACTTCCAGCGCTCGGCACACATCCGCCGCCACGAACCACGGCTCTTGTTTTCCTTCTTCGACGAATGTCCGAATGTTTCCAAACCGTTTGTTCTCGAAAACGATGATGTTGTACATGGCTTTCCTCCTTTTAGTCCTTTTTTAGGCAAGTATACCGCATATGCGGCTTATCGAAGCCCAGATGCACGAGCCCCGTTGCGCCGTTTCTGTTTTTTCTGATTCTGCACGTCTGCCACGTCAAACCGTTCGCTTTGCAATTGTGATACATCTGCCATCTGTCGCTGTTCGCGTCCTGCGGCTCTTCCGGCTCATGCAGGATGAGAAACACGTTCGCGTCCTGCTCAATCGCGCCGCTGTCTCGCGCTTGCGACATATCCGGCTCGCTTTTTGTCGCTTTGCCGAATCCCTTCTCGCTCTCACGGTTGAACTGCGTCATACAGAGCAGCGGAACGCCTAAATCCATTGCCATCAGCTTTAACTCGCGGCTGATTTGCGTAACTTCCTCCGTGCGGTTTCCGCACTTCTCATCGGCTCTCATGAGTTGGATGTAATCAACTACAATCAGGCTCAACCCCTGCTTGCTTGCTTTCATCTTCGCCGCTGCGTTGCGGATTTGCAAGGGCGTGACCGCTCGCTCCTCGATGCTGATTGGGAGATTCGCGACAGCTTGATAGCACGGCGTTATGCGCTCGAAATCTGACAGCTCCATTTTGCCAGTGGACAGCTTTTGCAAGTCCACCCCGGATTCGTTCGCCAGAAAACGTGCTACAATCTCTGCCGGATTCATCTCCAAGGACACCATCAGCACCCCGCCGCCGTGTTCTGCTACGTATTTCGCCATGCAGATAGCCAACGACGTTTTACCTACGCCCGGACGTGCGCCGATGTAAATGAGCTGTCCCGGCTTGAATCCGCCGAGCCTATTATCAAGGTCTGCGATTCCGGACATTATGCCGTCTTGCTTTCCGATTGAATCCACAAACGCGAACACTGCGTCTTTCATCGTTACGCCGTCATCGACGGCTGCTGATGATTGCGCCGCTGTTGCGCATTCCGCTTGAAGAGATTCCACCGACGCGCCGGGATTGCCCACGTCTTGCAGAATTTTTCTCGCCAGTGCTGCAAGCTCGCGACGTTTCGCGCACTCCGCCAGAATCGCTATATATTGCCGGGACATGACAGGAGAGATACCCATTTTTACGCATTCCATCAAGAGGGCGGTGTTTTGCAAGTCGCATTGTACCTCTGCGTCCAGCGTTACAAGGTCAACGTTCTTTCCTTGCTTTGCAAGTCGCATGATGCCGCGCTGACAGGCTTGCATTTCTTTTAACCCGAAAATGCTGTCCGGCAGTGCTGCAACCTCTTGTGCGACGATTGCATCCTGCATTGCAAGCCCAATCAGGCTCTTTTCCGCGTCCTCGTTAATGTATGCGTCCATAATTAGCTAAATCTCCCCGCTAATTCTTCCAACTTCACTCGTTCCTCTGGATGCTCTAAAGCTCGTTGCTTTGCGTACTTTTTGAATACCTCCCCGAACGTTACCGACGGCGGCTTGTAGTCGTAATCTGCGCTTGATACTACCGGGTATTTCTCTGCATCAATCCGCGCTTGGCGTTCTTCCTCTTGTCGTTCTTTTGCGCGTCCGTTAATTACGCCTTTTAGGTATCGAATATTCGGTTTTCCTGCTTCCCCGGCGATTTTGACGCATTCCAGAACTTCTTCCGTTCCGTTGTCCGCCACAAGCTGGTTGATATTGTCCATTGTCGCCGTTGTGTCGGGGAATCCTTGCCGTTTCGCTTCGTCCAGCACCTCGTTTGTGCCTTGCTGGATTTCTGCTGCTTCTTCGTCGCTAATGAAGGATGCAGGAGCGCGCACTTCGGGCTTCTGCTCTGGTTCGGGGTTGAGCTGCGCCTGTTCCGATTCGGACTGCTGGATTTCTTCTGACTTTGTTTTCTTCGGGCGACCACGTCCGCCAGCCTTGCCACCTGCGGAACGCACCTCGTGAATCTTGCAGATTTTATCGCATTCTCGCAACAGCGCAAGGTACAAAAACGCCGCGTTTCCTTCCGGCTCGACATCCTCACCCGTCGCCACATAATCAAGAATGGCTTTAAGCGCACGTCCGGCTTCTTCGTCGGAAAGTCTCGCGATTTCCCGGCGCATGGCTACCTGCACAGGCACATACTCAAGCTCCATTTGCTACCTCCATCAGCTGCCGTTAGAACGGCAAATCCTCGTTGTATACCGGGGTGTACTGCGGCGCGGGCGGTTGAGCCGCTCCGTGTGCTTCCGTCTGCGGTGCATCCTGTTTCGCGCTGTCCAGGAACTCAACATCCTGCGCGAAAACTTCCAGCGTCGCGCGTGTGCTTCCGTCGTTGGCGGTGTATGTGCTGACGCTGACGCTGCCAATCACACACACCTTGCGTCCCTTGGCAAGGTACTTTTGGCACGTTTCCGCTTGTTTGTCCCAAACGGACACGCGGAAGAAGTCTGCTTCCGCCTTTTCGCCCGGTTTCGCGCGGCGATTGACCGCAACCGTGAAATTGGCGACGCTCTTGCCGCTCTGCGTTGTGCGCAACTCAACGTCGCGCGTCAGATTTCCGATGATTGTCAGCTTGTTCATTGCTTTTCCTCCCAAGCTTGTACAGCTTAGCTATTTTTTCGTCGATTTTGACGGGCTGAATGTGGTACTTCTCGTCGAACTCCGCCTGTGCCATCGTGTGGCACTCTGTGTGATGTACACGGCAAAGCGGTTCGCACAGCAGCCCGATATGATTGATTTCCGTGCGGTCTGCGCCCATGCCGACGCGCTCCCAATGATGTAGGTCTGACGGTCTGCGTCCGCAGACGGCGCATTGCTTGTGCATCACGCAAGCATAGATATACGCGCCAATGTCCTCCGCGTACTCCACAAGCGGCTGTTTTGTTGGGATGTCGTTTACCACGCAGAACTCAACAAGCCAATCAATATAGAGCCGTGCGGTTGTCATATCCACGTCGGACAGGCTGAATGCCTTGATTGCCTCCGCTTGTAGCTTATCAATTCGCGCTCGCAGAAACTCCGCCTTGAGCATTGTGTTGAGGTCGCTTTTGTCCCCCTGTCCGAGGTATCCCGTCGCGGCGGCTATCTCGCCAATCAGCGCCCACGCCTTACGTCGTTGCTCTGGACTAATCGTGCGGCAATCCTGCCATAGCACGGTGACTGTATCGGATAGGTTTTCCGCATCGGGGCGGGCAGTCTGGATTGTCAGGCTGCCCGGTTTCTCGATGACTTTGCCGACTGTCGCAATCATGGCGCACTCCACGGCTCGCGTTTGGTTTCTTCTCGTGTCGGCTCTTTTTCCCAGCACCGCCACTTTGTGCCGTAGTCCTCTTCTCCGACGACGAAGCTGCCAATACCAAGATTGTACGGAATCACTCGGCACGTTTTGTTTGTGCGCACGAGGAAATACGCGCAGATTGGAATATTGTAGCGCAGTTCCACCCAAACACGCGCCGTCTTTTGGTTCTGCGTGATTGCTTCGGCAAACGTCAGAACGCGGTTTCGCTGCTTAGTCGGCATTGTTGCTTTCCTCCTCCCACAGCATTGCTTCTCTCTCTTCATCTGTTGGCTTGCGTAACCAACAACGCCACGTCAGATTGTTAAGTCTCGTATCTAATCGTATTATATCCGCTATATAACCGCCGACTTTAACAGATTCGCTCAAAATCTCTATTACTCCATAGTCTCTTACCGTGTACAGCAGCCCTTTTCTGAGATATGGTATTTTTCGTCCATCTATATAAGCCATTTCAATCCATATGATTTTATCATCCGAATCCTTTATTTCTTCAATAGACAATAGGCGATTCGGCTCTTCTTTGAGGCTTGCTCCGCAATATGGGCAATGCGTTCGGTCTCCATCTTTGGTTGTTTTCGTCTGCTTTGCGCGTTGGACATATTTCTCCCAATAGCGTTCCTTGTGTTTTTGCAGCTCTTGTTTATGCGTTCTGTAATACGCACGGTAGTATTCACGCCTTGCTGCCTTTGCCTCTTCGTTCACGCCTTTATACCTCCTTTGCTCTCCCTGTGATAAATTCCGCCCTCGGCAGCGTCTCAATCCATGCGCAGAACGCCCTCCATTCCGGCAGACGGTGGTTTCCACGCTGCTGGTAGATGGTTTTAAGCTGCCGGTAGTTGGTTGTCATCCGCGCCGTCAGCCGCAAGCCAACAGGCACGTTGTAGAGGACTGCAAGATACCGTTCCGGCGTGGGGGCTTCCTTGTACTCCGCAATCAGCTTCTCCACAAGCTCGATTGTTTCCCGGCGCACATAGTCGATACATTGCTTGTCGATGTCCATGCTCATAATTCGGTGCATTGTGGACTGGCTCGAAACGAAGTCCAGAAAATGATACCGTTCCGCTTCCACCCACGCCTTGACGGTGAACGTGAGGTCAAACTGCACGACGATTCCCGTCAAAAACTGGTCGTGTCCGCTCCCCGTCTGGCAGTTTGCAAGCGCCATCGTCCGCTCTGTGACTTCCGCGCTGCAATTCTCCGTGTCGGTTGCCATCGGATAGCGGCTTGCCTTTACGCTCGACGCAAGCCCCATGATTTCCACGTTGCTGACTACATTCATTGCCTTTCCCCTTTCTCAATTCGCTCCACCATGTCAAACGGGTCATCGAAATCCAGCCTGATGCCCGTCTTCTCCAACACCTCATCAATCAATTCTGCCGTTGTGAAGTACGCGCCGGGTTGCAGATACTTTTGCGTCGCCGTCAGCATCCGATGAATCCGCTGTGCGCCAAACCCGAACTCCTCTTTCATCGCAAGGCACATTCCGGCGAAAATCATCTTGATTGCGTGGCGTTCCGCGTCCTTCGCTCCGCGCTCATACTCGCGTTCGTAGCCTCCCCGCGCCCTCATGATGCTCTGCGTGGCGTGGGTCATGTCCCGCGCCGCTTTCCTGCGTTCTGCCCTATTCATCATGACGCCTCCCGGAAATTAGCTTTCACCGCGTCCATCAGCGCCTTTGCGTCCGCCATCGTCATCTCTTTCGTCGGGATGTTGCGGACGATGTTTTCTTCCACAAGCGCGGCGCGAACTCTGCCCAACTCCTGCATATCCATGCCGATGTTGCTGCATTCGCGCATGATGTAGTTCGTCGGCGTTTCTGCCGGGTTCTCTGCCGGCTTGCTCTGCGGCTTCGGCTGCTCCGGCTTCTTCGGCGGCTCGTGCTTTGTCTCGTAGCTTTCACCGTCCGGGTCGGTCATTTCCTCGGTCGGGATGCAGAACACCTGGAACAGCGCGTACTTATAGGCAATTGCCATCGCCTTATTGCTTGCCTTGTCGCCGCTGTCCATGCCCTCGCCCAGCGTTACCGCCTCGACAAAGCTACCGTCGGTGGTGTAGAAGCGGAACGCGATTTTCAGCAGACTGTACCGCAGCTTTACACCCTTCACCGTTACCCTCTCTTCGCGTGTTTGCTCCAACACCTGCGGAACGGTGAAAATCTTGTTTTTGGTTAGCACTGGCTTTAGTGCGTTCATGACATCGTCGATGCCACGAAATTTATAGCCTATCTCTTTGCTGTATTTGTCCTTGCTGATTGCCCCGATGTCCGCCATCGCCGCGCTAATTGCGGCGTAAATCTGCCCGTTTTCCATGCTCGTTCCTCCTGTCAGCACTCGTACCATCGCTGATACTGCTCGTTTATGTACTTCTCCCAGCGCCAATCCTCTCCCGTGCGGCTGGCTTCATCAACCCTTCGCACGGGCTTCCTGCACCCTCGCGGCACTTCGTCCGTTTGGCTGCATCCGCAGTCGCAGCACTCTCCGCTATCCAGATATGCCCCACATAAGCAGCAGCGTCTCGCCATTCGCCTCACCCCTTCTGCACCGCGAAAACCGGGTCGCGCGGGATGATTTTGATGCCGGGAACGACTTCGCCCGTAATTTCATCAATCGCCTGTCCGTTGTTTTCTACAAGCAGCCCTTTCAGCGCCGTCCATTTCAGCTTCGGCACGTTCTCCACGCAGGACGGCGCATTCTCTGCGCACCACGCGATAATCTGCGCATCGTCGCGCTCGTACTCCGGCGCTTGCGTCTTGCGAACCAGAACGCCGCTCGGCAGCTTGTACTTCTCGCTGGTCTTCGTCGCCTTGTGCGGAACGGTGTCGAAGTAGCTTTCCAGCAGCGCGGTGAAGTAGTCAATGCTCTGCTGGTTGGACTGCGCCACGCGCTCACTCTGTGCCTTGTAGTAGTCCTTCCATTTCTGCGTGTCGGCTTCCAGCTCTGCGATGCGGCGAACCGCCCAGTCCGCCTTCTGGTCGTTGTCGATGACAAAACCCGCGCGGTCTTCCTGTTCGTTTTCCTCGATTTCGTTGATAAACTGCTCCATATATGTTGACTTCCTTTCGTTTTTGTGGTAGAATGGCAGTGGCTTAACCGCCACATTACCCTTTCTGTCTGCTCGTGATGCGCTTTGTACCCGCGTCACGGGCGCTTTTTTTATGCCCGTCTCCGGGCAATTGTGCCGTCAGGGTTCATCAGTCCGCGCGCCACAAGGTCATTGCGCTTCTTCCGCTGGCGAATGACCTCGTTCTCCTGCTCCTGCGTCGGGTAACGCTTGCGCCGCTCCATCTCCTGCTCAAAGTCGCTGACCGTTACGCGGATGGTTTCGTGCGCCTTTCCGCCGATGCAGATGTGCGGCATTTCGCGCATGAATTTCCGGGCGCTCTCCTTGCTGATGCAGAGAATTTCGGCGACGCGCTCGGTGTTGAGGTACTGCGTCATTTCGCGCCACTCCTTTTCTCGATTCGCGCAAGCGTGTCAGAGAGGCAAGCAACCGCCTTTTTGATTAACTCGACATACTTGTCGCGGTTCATCAGGTTGTCGATTTTCCCGTCGTCGCTCACGTCGCGCTCAATGGCTTCCTGCAATCGCAGAATGTCCTCGATTGCGTACCGATTTCGCAGGACGCTCCCCATCGTCGTCGTGTCGCTAATCGGGCTGTAATGCCGCCGATAACTGTCACTGTGTGACAGCATCCAGCGATGCCACAGCATAGGGCATTTGTACAGCTCCTCAATCTGGTCGATGACTTCTGGCGACGGCTCTGCTTCGTCTCCTTCCCAGCGGCGGATGCACGATTCCGACGTGTGGATTTCCTGCGCCACCTGCCACAAGCGCAGCCCTGCTTGCTCTCTGGCGGTTCGCAGCTCATAACCGCGAAATTCCGGCATTTACTTAGCCCCCCTATCTGCTACAATATTAGTAGGCGCAAGGGCGAAAGCCGTCGCGATTACCTCCGCGATGAAATTGCCCTGTGCGTCAATTTCCCCCGCCTGATACCGCCCCGTCTCGGACAGTGCGCGGCTATACGCCCGCTCGAACGTCAGCTTGGTGATGTCGTCCGGCGTGTTAATGCCCGCCATGTTGCAGACGGCGTCGTAGACGATGCGCATTGCGGCGCTGTCGCCCAGATGGTTGCGAATCTGCTTGACAATTACCGCGTCGATGGGACACCACCGCAAGCCTTCTCCTTCCTCCGGCTGCATCGTTATCCCGGTTGCTCGCTGGAAGTCAGTCATTCCAAAGCGCCCCCATCTTGTCGCTGATTTCTTCAAGCAGCTTATTCATGATGTCTCCGTAGACAACGTAGGCATCAAATTCGCCGGGGAAAACCTTCTGAAAGGCTCCGTAGTCCTTCACCTTCCCGCTCCGTACGTCCATCCAGATAATCTTCCAAATGTGGTCGGCGGTGCGCTTGCTGTCGCAAGCGTTGTCGAGTTCGCGGATGATGCGCGGCGCATTAAGCCGCAGCGTGGTTTCCATCATGTGCTGCTCAAAGAGTTCTTTCCTGGCTTCCTCGTCCGGCACGATTTTCTCAAGATTCAGGATTTGCATTTTCTTCCCCCCCTTAGACGGCTACCGCCGTCTTGTCCATTTCGTACTCAACCGCCAACAGCAGGGCTTCCATCACGGCTTCATACGCGCCGTATGCTTTGTTGATATCGTCCCAGCCCCCCAGCCTCGCGAACTCGTCGCGCGTCATGGCTTTCAGCTTCCGCGCGCTCTGACGAATGGCGAAAATCGTCTTGTTCGCGTCCCCGCGCGATACGCAACCGCGCTGGTTTGCAATTTGCAACTTGATAGAATCCTTTTCCATTGTGATACCCCTTTCTATCTTTGCGCTTTTTGCGCTATCAGTCGATAAGTGTCCACCAGTCCACGCCCAAAGTCGGCGCAATGCTTTTTGCAACTTTCGGCGTAACGTTGCGTTCACCATTCGCAATCCGCGAAAGCATTGATTCCGAAATCCCCGTGATTCGCGCAATGTCCGCCATCTTCAACCCCCTGCTTTCTGCAAGGTCTCTAATGTTTACCAACGTTTCTCCTTTCCTTGACTTGCCCAGCGGTCAAGTTTTCCGCTAAAAAAAATTGATTTTCTTTCTTCTTCGGGAGGGGGTGTTTGATTTTCCACCCTTCCCCGTGATAGACTACTTGTGCAGGATTCTGTTTTCGCGTCGTCCCTCGCGGTCTACGCTGATGTAGGTTGCTACCTCGTTAATCAGCCATAGCGCGGCGATGAGTGCGATGCTCAAGCCCAAAAGGACGAATCCTGCCGGGTCTGCGTGTGGCATCTCCGTGTCACTCCTCTCGTAATAGGTCTCGGTGGGAAGTGTGAAATACGTCCTCCAGCGCTACCAACACTTTGTAGGACGTGTCACGCTTCCCAGTCTCAATCATGCACAGCATTGGTACATTCACACCGACACGCTGCGCAACGTTCTCGCGCGACCAACCGTTTGCTTCGCGCATCCGTTTCAGTTGCCTGTACATTGCTCTCCCTTCTTGCTTGAGGTAATTTCTTGACTTACCTCTGATAACACTATACATTCACTTTGCGTGAATGTCAAGGGGTAAACCATGTTTTCACGCGAAATTTTTGCTTCTCGACTGACTAATCTGTGTAAAGAAGCTGGCATTACAAACGCGGCGTTTGCTGATTCCTGCGGCATCACTCCCGGTGCGTTGTCGATGCTCCAAAAGGCAAATCGTTCGCCAAGTGTCGAGCTTCTTTGCAAGATGGCGGACTTGCTCGGCGTAACGGTTGACTATCTTTCCGGCAGTGACGGTGCGCCGTCTCCCAAAGAAACGGACACGCTCTACTTGGAGATTTCCGCGCTTGCTCCGTCAGACCGGGAAGAAGTCATGCGGTACGCTCGATACGTCCGGGCGAACCCGCGCAAGTGAGGTGATGCACCGTGCCGTTCCCGGAAATTCTGCTTGCGCTTCGGCTCTCGAACGGGCTGAGCCAGCAACAGCTTGCAGAACGCGCCAATGTCGCAGAGATTACAATCCAGAACTATGAATCTGGAAGAAGCAACCCCGTTCCGACGCGGCTTATCGCAATCGCGGATGTCCTCGGCGTTTCTCTTGATACACTCGTTGGACGTGATGAGAACGCGTTCTCGCCGCCCGACTTCGACCCGCTGACAGAACAGGTGAAGTCTCTTTCCGCGCTCCAGCGTGCGGATGTGATGAAGTACATCGAGTTCATCACATCGCGCTCCTGATGCGCGTTTGCGCTGGACACACACTCTACAAGGACAAAAACGGCGTTCTGAGCGCTTCCAGCCCATCAGGTGAGGAAATACCAGTCTGGACGTGCAAGCGCTCCTGAGGGCGTTTTTGTGCGAATTAGACGTTGCTTCCGCGCAAAGCCTTTTTCGCGTCCGCCTGTGTCGCCCAGACTACTTCTCGCTCCCATCAATGGCGTGCTGGATGATGTGAATCATCTGCTGGTTGACGCTTCGGTTTTCGCGCTCTGCAAGGACTTGCAGCTTGCGATGAAGCCCCGCGCCCATTCGCAGTGTGACTTTCCTGCTGTCTGCCGTCATTGTGCCGTCACCTCTCTTTTATTATATAGTGCCGTCACCTTGCTGTCAAGGTGCTGACCGAAATTTTTTTTGAAGGTGGTGATTCCCTTGCCGTCCGACCTCCCGAAGTTTACGCTCCGCACCGACAAGCAGACGCTTGACAAGTTCCGCGTGGTTGCGCAAAAGAACCTGCGAACCGTCAACCGCGAATTGGAGATGCTAATGCGTCAGCATATCGCGGACTATGAGGACAAGCACGGCGAAATCGTCCTCCCTCAAAATCAGGAATGATTGCTATGCAGTCATATCCTATGCAGGAATGGAGGTGAGTATGCCTTGCTTGAATCAGAATATCGTCTCTGCCGTGACTTTCAGCGCGGCAAACAACTTTCGGCGGAACAGATTGCGCGGTTGCGTTCATCTGGCTTCTTGGAGCAACCGCTATGCCCCGCAGACATTGAAGCACATCCGCCGGACTATGTACCGCAGTTAAACCGTCACGCTCTGGAAGAGATGGAACGGTATCGGTCAGGTCGCTTTCGCTTATTGCTCGAAACTTTTGATTCGCTTCTGCATTTCTTTGATTCGAGGTTCTAACTGCCGTTTGCTCTGATACACGAAAGGGGTATCACGATGAAGAAGTTTGTTTCCGTCCTGCTGGTTCTCTGCTGCCTGATGGCTTCCTGCGTCCCCGCGCTGGCTGCTGTTGATGTTTGGTCGAGTGATAGGGTTATAGACTGCATCAAACGCGCAATGTCCGATTCTTTTGATGATTACTCCGTCACGCGTGTATCATCCGAAGAATTTCAGGCAGATATTGTATATGACGAACTTCTTACTGCAAAGAATTGCCAACCAGCTTATTATAAGGCTCTTCGAGATTCCTGCACCGAAACGTTCATGCTTGCCGCTTGGCGTGTCTGGATGAATTACTATCCAACGACCAAGATAACATTTCGCTTTGTTGACAGCTTGCATAAGAAGCCAATACCGTACTGTACTTTTACCGCTCTTGGAAGCGGAAGTAACTTCTCGTTTGATGAGCAGCCTTACGGAATAGGCATCGGTAACGACTACGTTGCGCTTGGCGCAGACCCCCAATTTATGCAGATGCTCATTGATAATTATGGGGCTTTTGGCACGGATTTTATTGCTCTTTACAGCGAAGAATCCGGCTATATAATCCGTGCTGATTCCGTGTTTTCCTCGACGTTTGTTGGCTATCTTAACGCCGGAAATACTACGGTTGTTGAATATCTGCGCTCAATCTACAAGTATTCCTTGTGGAACATGATTCATGACTATAAGGACTGCGACCCCAATAATGTAAGCGTTACCGTGTTCTTTGCAGACGGGGACAATTACGTTTTTGAGATACAGTACAAAAACGGAGACGTCACGGAAGAGTTGCTTAAGTAAACAACTCCCTAACATCCTTGACTTCCAGCGCGTCAGCGATACGAATCGCTACCAGAACGCTTGGCTCGACTTTTCCGTACTCATACCGCTGATAGTGCTGAACCGCTAATCCGCAAGATTCCGCAAGTTGTGCTTGTGTAAGCCCAGCACGGATTCTTGCGTTTTTTAAAGCCTGATTCTGCACCGCTTCTCCCTTCTTGCTTGATACAACATTTCTGTTGCATTGATATAATAGCACAACATTTTTGTTGTGTCAACCCCTTTCGGAGGTTTTTATGTGTACAATTGCCGCCGGACTTCGCCGTGTCCGTTCTTTGCAGGGCAAGACGCAACTGCAAGTCGCCGAAGCTATCGGGATACACTATCAGGCGTATCAGCGGTATGAGCGCGGCTCTGTCAGCCCATCAGGAGAAACCCTGATAGCCCTCGCCGACTTCTACGGCGTGTCGCTCGACTATCTTGTCGGGCGTTCCGACGACCCCACGTTCACGCCAGCCATCCGAAATCCGTAAGCGTCAAGAACATCTCGGACACATTTCTGTCCGCTCGTCGTCCAGAACGTCAGCAAGCGTACATCGCCATGCTCATCTCTCCACGCCCTATATACAGCCGCGGCTGTATAGTCTCCTGTGACGCGCCATGAGCCGTCCGGCATCTGCTGCTGGATTCCGGCGCGCTGAAGAATATCATTCAGCGCGGCAGTTGTTAGTCCGTATCTTCGCGCCATTTTCCCCGTGCTAATGGGTGTTCCTGCCTTGATGTTCTTCGTCTTGATGTCCTGCGACTTAACGGTAAAAACCTCCGGAAATGCCTCGGCAATGTCGCACCCAAGCGCATTCGCAATCCGCCGCATGGCTTTAATCCTCGGGCTTGCGTCGCCGTTTGCGTAGCGGTACATCATGCACTTCGGAACTCCTGACTTCTCGGACAGCGCGGAGACGCTGATGTCTTGTATCTCCGCAACGTGGAGAAAATGCCGCACCTTCTCAGCCATCGACCTCACCCCCGAAAAGGGCTTCGACCGTCGTGCCAAGCGCACGGGCAAGGCGGATAGCGATATGCAGTGACGGGGAATATACACCCCTCTCATACTGTGATACAAGTCCCGGCTGACATCCGATTTTGCACGCAAGCTGCATCTGCGTAAAGCCCTTCTTTGCGCGGAACTCCCGCAAGCGATTCTGCATCCGCATCCCTCCAAATTCCTCCAATCAGTGCTTATTATCAATGCTAATAATAGCATACTCAATTTTATATGTCAAGATAATGCGCAAAAAAATTTTTGAGGTGTTTTTTATGCTTGGAGATAGGCTCAAGGAAGCGAGAAAGGCAAAAAAAAAGACGCAAGCCGAAATGGCAAGCATCGTTGGAGTGTCGCAAGCGACGTATTCGTGCTATGAGCGTGGAACCATCACGCCGGAGATTACCAGCGTTGTTAAGTTCGCCGAAGCGCTCGGCGTGACCACCGACTACCTTTGCGGACTGTCCGACAACCCGCAAGGAACGTCAGAACGCCCTATCCTCGACGCAACCTGCGAGGCGATAATCGCCAAGCTGATGGGCGCGCCGGATGACGTGGTGCGCGAGGCGATGAACTACGTTGAGTACCTTACCGCGAAAGCAGAACGTCGGATGCGGCAGGAGCGCAAGGAACGTGATAGCTTAAAGCGCATGGCGGACAAGGGGGATGCTAAAAAGGGCGAACCGTGATGTCCCCGGCACGAATGTCGGAAACATGAGAACCAGTGGCGAGAAAGAACCGCACGTCCCCGAACGCCTGAGAGCGGCAAGCGCGTGAGGACAAGCAGGAGAATCAGCAGAGGAGCAGAGCGGAGAAGCAAGATGCCATGATTATATGCCAGATTGCCCCGCTTGTCAAGCCCCCCTGCTAATTTTTTTGTTGGGCAAAAATGGCAGTGAGAACCATTTGCGCGACACCACGAAAATGGTCTGCCCCGTGACTATCAATTTCGCGAAGCCGCGAAGACGACCATGCTGCGGATGCGCAGAAAGGTGCTGGATAAAAAAAAGACCACTGCCGCCACCACCACAAGACCACCGCCCGTCCCTCTCCCCTCCCGCTTCTTCCCCCCTTTCCCCTCTTCCCCCCATACCCCCTATTACTCTATACCCCCTATTATCCCCCTACCCTACTCTGTCCTTGTGTTATATAGCTGCTTATATTATTATATATCCATACTTGTACTATATAGCAACTTATATTATTATGTATGATAATATATATTATTATTCCACACAAGTATGTATTATAATATAACTATGTCGCGCGCGAGACAACAAACGACACTTGTAAAACGCGGAGATTATTAGCGTCGAATAGCACAAAAAATGTGCATAGCAAAAATAATTCTGCTATTTATTTTTTAGCTGTGCTGTTTTTTTTAATAGCAAAAATAATTCAGCTATTTTTTTAATAGCTAAGCTATTTTATTTTTAGCATAGCTATCGCATTTTGCGGATTTTTGCGTTAGCGTGGCGCAAAGCCTTGCAATCACTGTATTTCATCCACTTTCGCAAATTATGAAACACGCCACACTCTGACTTTCCCTGACCTTCATTGGCGTGGTTTGACCTTTCCTGACTTTCGCATCCGGAAAAATAGAATAGCAAATGATAGCATAGCTTTTCTTTGCTTAGCTTTGCTTTATTTTGCTTTCGTTTGCTTCCGTTTGCTTTCGGATTCGATGCTCTCCGCAGTCCGTATTGTTTATATATTCATAACGTTTCATTCGCGAAAATTTTCTTTTCCAGCCACGCGAAAAATTCCGCTTGCAAGTCGTTCGGCAGTTTCTTCACCTTCTCGGCAATCATTTTAACAACAAACTTTTTATCAAAATCAGTCATATTTTTCTCTCCAGTCGCGTATTTTTTTACCGTCCACCGCAATACCATATGCTGACGCACAGCAAAATATGATAAAAAATTTTCCGTGCGTTTGCAAAATGTTTTCAATTTGTTCACAATTTACGATGGCACTTTGCTGCGTTTTGCGGCACAATGAGAGAAAAGGAGTGATACACTTGCCACGCCAGACACTAAAAAAGCGCCCAGATGGGCGTTACGTTTGCAAATATAAAGGATTTTCGTTCTACGGGCGAACGCAGTCCGAAGCCCTTGCAGCCCGCGAAGAGTACAAGAAACAGGAAAAATACGGCAGGAAACCACGGGAAAAGTACACGTTCGCGGAGTACGCGGCGGAGTGGTTGCCGACGTACAAGAGCGAGGTGACGGCGAAAGTGTATGATGACTATGTGGCAAGACTTAACAAAATCGCGTCAATCTTGCCAAAAGTTGAGATGCGACTAATTACGCCGTCGGACATACAACGGCTATATAACGCATTCTCTAATTATTGGGATTCCACGCGAAAGAAGGTGGCAATGACAACAAAAGCAGTTTTCCGAGCTGCGTTAGGAGATGGAATTATAGTAAAAAACCCATGTGAAAACATCAAGCCAGCAAAAGGTAAAGCAGGGACACACCGTAACCTCGAAGATTGGGAAGTGACGCTCATCGGAGATACATACCAAGAAACGCCAATGGGATTGTATGCTATGGTGATGCTATATGCAGGGTTGCGACGGGGGGAAGCTCTTGCTCTCAACATTGACAGGGACGTTGACTTTTCCGCTGGGGTAATCCATGTTCGGCATTCGCTACGTTTCGAGCATTCTAAAAGTATCATAGTGCAGCCCAAAACCAAAGCGGGTGTTCGCGACGTTCCTTTATTTCCGCCGCTGAGGGAAGCCCTAACCGGCAGACACGGAAATGTTTTTTCCTTGCCAGCTGGGAAAAATATATCCCTTGGGCTTTGGAATGCGGAATGGCAGAGATACTTGCGTTTTTTGTCCACGGTTGCGCAAAAGGAAGTTGCTATCCGTCAACATGATTGCCGGCACACGTTTGCCACAATGCTGTATGATGCAGACGTTGACGTAAAGACAGCCACAAAATGGATGGGACACGCAAACGAGATGATGATAATGCGTATCTATGCACACCTCACGGAGAAGAAGGAAGAAAGTGCCATCGAGAGGGTTGAAAGTGCGCTTGCTAAGCGTCCAAGTAGTCAAAACGGTAGTCACGGAATCAGGCAATCGCCTTGAAATGCTGCATTCTCAACGGATTCACGATTTTTTGATATTCCCATGTCAATCATTATTATCACAGGAGGACGCTATGATTTCCATTCTGCCCGAAAGCAACTATGCCGCCGTCATGACCGAGACGGTAGAGCCGTATCTGG